ACCCAGATAACTCTCTAACTGCTTGCCAGTACTTACTAGCTACTGTGGGAAACTTTAAATCATTTAGGACAGATACTCTCATCTCCGTCTCTGTACGGTAGATCTGCCTCTTATCCCATACGTCTTGTATCTCGCTTAAATTACTTTCTATAAACTTGGCGTCTTCTTCACTTACTACTGCTTTTATTATGTTTTTAGACATATACTTCCCTAAAAAGAGCCCATAAGCATAAAAGCTCGGGTCTCTGCTTCTTGATAAATATCATTTATTATATAGTCGTTAGGCGCTAGACTAATTACACTAGTACCTGTTAGTTGCACTAGCAGGGGATAGGTGTCATTGTACACTCCATTAATTAACGAGGATAGGACTTTGACCCGTTTTAACCTATTATCCAAAATAAACTCCCCTATACCTACTTCTCTGCCCGCATCAGAGTCTATTATATAGTATAAGGACTCCCCTCCACTATATACATCCGAGAACCTACCGTACCCAGCTTGACTTTTTAACCCCAGCACCCTAGTCACCCCGGTATTAGTTGTCACTTCTCTTATGAAACTATGGGATAGCTCTCTTCTTTTTTTATAGAAGGAAGTTACCCAACTACGAACTATAGGGATAGGGGATAAGTGTGCTCCATACTCCCCTAGTGGGGTACCCAGGCTACTGGTGCTTCCTGACCCAGTAAGTGCTGCTAAACTAAAAACAGTCCATCCCAGTGTACCTAGTCCAGAAGAGGTTAGTGCTAAGGTTATTTCTGCGCTACCGCTTTCTTGAACCCCCATGCTACCAAGTGTAATCGTAGTGCCCTGTCCCTCTAATGTAGTATCCGTTCCTATAATACTAGTACCTATAGTACCTTCTAATACTGGTGTATTTATGCTGGTAAGCTCTAGGCTCCCACTATGCTCTTCTAATATAGTACCGGTAGAAGACGTACTCGATACCCCCTGGACGCCGGGTGCGAAGTATATATCACTTAACCCACTAGATACTTCTGAAGGTCCTGTAATTGCCGTAGTAACATCGTTATCGATACCAGCTATAGCCAAGGCCCACCCACCCCACTGGTCTGAGGCGTATAGTGTAATATCTACTCCTGCTAAGGTAGGCTGTGTGTCACTTGTATTAGAAATACCCATTAGCTGGGAGCACCCGCCTGCGCCCGTACTAGAGTAATGCCTCTGGAACGTTATAGCGGGGGTACTAAACACATTGTCCGTACCAACAGAGGAATCTATATTATCCTGGTCGGTACCGATGCCAAATAGTACAAGAGACTTACTATTGGTAGGGGTAATGGAGGGTGTACTACCTATACCTGAAGACCCTACTATAGTAGTCGTTTCTATCGTTGAAGGATCGCACCCTGAAATACTAAAGGAGATGATAGTGGACTCTTCACTATCACAGTCAAAGGTATTTGCGCCCCCTACCTCGGAGCTCCATACATCTATATATATAGCGTTATTGGATTCAAAACCAAGACGTTTAGTCCAATTAGTATTCGTAGTTGTGGTAGGAACATCATCATCTTTAACAATAATGGAAAAGTACAGTGTAGTCCCCCCCATTCCAGTAGTAACAACAGCATCCTGGGCTAGCCGTAGTACCGTGGTACTCGCGGTACTTTTACGTGCCACGAAAGCCTCACTAATAGCCAGCGTATTAAGAAATACGTACTCCTCGCAGGTACTTAAATAACCCTGTACGGTACTATAGCCGCCCATTACCATAGCTCCGTTACGTACGTCTCCAGTAGCTGCATGAGACGTTCTAGTAACCAGTAGCGGAGGTGCTGGTCCAATATCCTGGTTTGCATATCGCAAGTTTGTTCCAGAGGGGTAGATCTCTCCCGATGCGCCAGAGTAGCTGCCACCTGTAACTAAGCCGCCATACCCTGTGTAACTCCCAAATGCCGCCATATTTTGTGTTGAAGCATGTAGATCCGCCGAACTATAGTAGTTGCTCCCATTATACCTATACCCTGCAGGGTCATCTGCCCCGCCCCTGTTGCCGGCAAACCACGCAGATGTTGAGGTACCTAACGCAATACCTCCACCCCTACTCGTGGGGAAGGTACCTCCTGAGTTCCAAGAAGTACCGCTAAGCTCCTGGGTAACGGTGGTAGTGGTATTGCTACCGGCCACAGTATAGCCCCCCGCAATAATACCAGAAGTTATTGGTCCTGCTGAACCTGCAGGGGCGTAGACTCCAGTTAGCACGTCTGCCCCAAAATCCGACCAAACTGCTCCAGTAAATTCGTATGTTTTAGTGTGTACGGAAACGGCATCCTTCCCCGTAGCGTAAAAAGTATCTGAAGTACTATGGAAAGTCCCCATACTGTGTACTCCAGCCAGTAAATCTGGGCCTGCAGACCAGGATGTTCCGTTATACTCCTCCATAGCAGCTACAGGAACCGTAGAACTTACTGTAATGTCTATCCCACCAAAGAACTTTACGTCGTTAGTCGTAGTCCCAGAAGAGGCCCCAAGTCTTCTGGTGCTTAATAACTGGGGTGCCGTTATGAAAATGCCTGTAGCCATAGTTACGCACCTACTAGAAGAAAAGACTTAGCAGCTAAGTCAGTCTCTACCCGCTTTAGTACTTCGGTGGAGGGGGTTATTCCCACACTACTAGTACTTGTTAGAGTTATTCTACCAGAAGCTGGAGAAGTGTACACTCCTGCCTCTAGTGTAGTTAAAGGGTTGTCCCTACTTAATACGTTATTTGCCTGTATAGTACCTAACCCAAGCTCTCTATTTAGTCCATTTAGAATAGTATAATAGACGGTGTCTCCTACCTCAGTAGCATCACTAAATCTAGCAAAGCCTGCTACTGAGGACAATGTTAAGTTTAAAACAGTACCTTCAGTGGTTGTACTTTCTTTTACAAAGTTATATATATGTGAGTCTATACCCATCTATACCCACTCCTCTACTTCTAGTGTTGTTTTTGTTGTATTATTACCATACTCTTGAATCTTAGTTAGCTTAGACTGAGTACCGTATATAGACTTATCTGCTAAAGACTTTGTATCAAGAGGGGCTAGAGATATTAGCACGGGGGTATACGTACCTACTAGCCTGTCCATTTCGAGTTTGTTAGCCATCATCTCTGTCTTTGAGAAACCTTGAAGTGTTACTTTTAGTTTTCTATACTGAGGAACCAGATCTAAATACGCCTGACCCCCTCTGGATCTAGTTAGCTTAGACTTGTCTACGTAAGATATTTGCCACTTATGTGATAAGTTTATTGTAGGCTGCCACGCGGGGGATACTACAGCTTTATGAAGGTCAATATACCCTAAAGTATTACTACTATCATTTATTTCTATGTGGTAGTATTGTGCTGTGATAGTCTCTGCAGTAACTAATAACGCGGGGGGTACTACGCTGTCATCACTACTAAACGAGGTATTAATATGCCACACTCTTTTAAGGGTATCATTAATGTTAGACACGCTCCATGTTGAGGAGGAGTACTCTGCTGTAGAGCCCGATGTTTTAGTAAAAGTAAGTAGCTTAGTACCTGAGTTATACGCGTCTACCGTAGCTATTATATAGTTACCGCTGGCATTATAGACTTTTACAGAGTCAGATATACTTAACCCTAGGTCAGTGTTTAGAGTAATAGTAGCTGGAGGATTCTGTACGTCCATAAACGTACCACTAGACGTACTAGTTAGCTCAGCCGTGTCTACTGCTAGTTCGGCGTTTGGGACAGCGTTTGGGTCTGTTAATAAAAGAATGTTATTACTAGCTCGCACTCTCCAGGTGGCTGTATCAGTTAGGTTATGCTTAGGTATAGCGAATACATTTCCACTATTACTTTCAGATATATCAATAGCAAAGGAGGCAGTAGTACTCAAAGTTCTAGCTGGCTGGCCTAGGTCAGTACTAACTATATTGCTTAAAGGTAGTGTTGATACCCAAGTATCAACACTAGTGACTACAGCACTAGGTAGTAGCGTATAGTCCATGTACGCAATAAGTATATTATTATCTATAGTATTACCGGAAGGTACTGCTGGTTCAGGAAAAACTATTGATGTTATATTAAGTGTGGAGCTTTCGCCCGTGAGTGGCGTATTACTACTTTTGGTTAGACCCATAGAGCCTAAAGCTACTGAACTGGTCTCTCCAGATAGCAGCTCCCCGAGATACCCGGTTAAACTGCCTTGTTCCGAGCTAACTAATACACCTACTAAAGGGGGGGAAGTACTTCCTAGGCTAACAAGAACTGATATACCCCCAAGAGTGCCACCTGTACCGTCTACTAAACTGCCTAGAAAATTGGAAAATGACTCACCTACTAAAGCTACCACTTAAAGCCACTCAACGAGCTCGAAGACCTTGGAATAATAACCGTAAGCCCCCACTTCTCGTACCGGTAGTATTTTTTTATTTGTTCCATATATAAATAACCTATGTCGATTAACTGTATCCGCTGGATTAATAATAGCTAAGTAGGGGCTATTTACTCCCTGATCTTTATCTATAGCAGCAGCATTGGAAAAGGCCTCAGCTTCTGTTAGGTATTTACAAGACATTTTTAATAATCTATGTCGAGGAGTTTGCTCCGCGAGTACCGCAGCGCCTTTCAGTCGTTTTGACTTCTTTTGGTCTATATAGCTCATGTTCCAGTCCTTGCTTACTCCATGATCTGGCTGCCAGTATGGACCTATAAACATCTTAGATATAGTTACCCCTACTTGATCTATAATATCTATATATACATAACGGGCAGTAGTACTGTCGGGTAAAAATAGTAATGCGGGTGGGTTATGTATATCAGCAATAGTATCCGCCCATGCAGTATACTCAGAGTAAGGGACACTAGTGTAATTTGAAGTGTCCGGCCAGACATTCTCACTAGTCGAGTCGTATATTATATCCTGAACAGCAACTGCATCTGGATCTGTTAACAAAACTACATTGTCGCTAATCCTTACTCTCCATGTAGCTGTTAACCCTAGAGTATGCCTAGGTAGGCATACTATTCCTAGTGGTTTAGTACTACCTAAATCTAGTGCAATTGAACTAGAAGCTGAGGAGAGTTCGGCCACCTCTGAGTACTTTATAGTAGCCAGCTCTGTAACAGGGTATGTCGGGTTCCAGTTACTGCCAGTAATAGTAGTGCTAGTGGCGTAGGAATAGTCCTCGTATGCTATTAATAAGTGCTGGCTTGGCTCTGTGGGCATAAAAACTTCCTAGTATACTGTGAGAATAGGTCTAATTATATGGTAATGGTGGGGGGACATCAAGATAAAGATTTAATAATGCCCCCACTAGTCTACTGATTGGTAAATTTAAGTAGCGTAACTTCCGGTAGCTAAGCCGAATGGGTAATCTGCCTCTCCATAAGGTATTAAGTCTACTACTTCTACCTCTTTTGGTGTACACCCTAAATACTCGATAAATCCCTCATTTAGCTTATCAATATCTACGTCAGTACCTATAGTAAAGGCATCAGACACTCCGGCCCATACGGTTAACACCGTGGAGTAGTTCATTAAATTTAACTTAGTACTTGTTATAACAACAGGCAGCTCGTTAGATAGGCCGAACCGAGGATAGCTTAACTGTATCGTATTATTTAAAGAAAGTCCAGAAATAATAAAAGGTAAATGCACTTGATAACTAGTAGGGGGTACGAGCCCTTCCCCAGAGCTACTAAGCCTCCATCTCCTCTTTGCTTCTAGTAGTGCATCTATTCCGGAAAATATAACGGAAGGAACTAGTTTCCCTTTCCTGGAGTTTAAGTACCTGTCCTGTATAGTCGTATAACCAGCAGATAACCCCTCGGGTACTTCCTCTACTTGATTAGTACTATTATTAACCCCTAGCTCACTATTAGATGTGGAGGCAGTTCTCCACTCGGCTAACATAAAAGAGTATTGATCTGGGTTATCATAGAGAACCGAGGAAGCTACCCCCTCCGGGTTAAACTTAGTGTAGTTTCGTGCATACCCTACCGTTTTTTCATACTCTGGGCTACTAATACTACTACTGCTTATCTTCTCTATATGTTCTTTAGTTAGTGTTAAAACGGAGTCTATAGCTACTGGGCCCTTAAATATGTTCACCTTAAAGGTACCAGTAGAAGTAAAGCCTCCCTGTATACTAAAGGAGGAGATATACTCTTCTAATGCGGTGTTTATCTGCTCCCCGCCGGAATAGTATGATCCACAAGATGCCCGGTTAATAATACTTTCACCCGCAAAGTAGGCGGTAGATAGTTCTGCTATAGAGTTGCTATCTATGTCTATACCACTAATACGGTCCGACAAAAGGTCTGTAATAATAGCTGCTGCAGAGTCTAAGGGGGTAGGGGAGGTACTACCTTGAATATCTGCTGTTATTCGGGTATTTCCTACAGACCCGACAACTACCTGAAACTCTCCTGCAGTTAGATCTGAGACATATAGTTCCTCGTCTAGGTCGACCCCATTTGAATGAACACATATAACGTTAAATATATCAGCATCATGGATCTTATAGGCTAGTTGTGATACTACTACACTGGTATCTTCAGCTATGTTAAATCCTTCAGGGGCGGTATACGCTAAGTCAGGTGGCGTAAACCTGCAAGCTACAGTGTCCCCCTCTACAGACATTGTGACTCCCGGTAACATATCGCCTAAATAGCCGGCGTATGCTGCACCTGTTCCGTTAGCGGGATCGCCAATCCATGTTCCGTTTTTAGAGAACCAAATGCTGCCGGAAGATCCATCTATTGCTACCCCAATAATACTACCCCCTAAATAACCCGAACTGTAGGGACTAAGTTCACTAGCGTTTAAAATATTACCATCTTCTGCTGAGAAGCCTATACCGGTAGCACTACTTCCTATACTAGCGGACGTAGGCAGGGCGGATGGGCTAGCTATCCCAACTACTGCAGCCCCTGTAAAGTTAGTATGGAACTCTATATATCTTTTTGATCCGTTACGTGCGCCAATGCGGGAAAAGGTAGATTGGGTACCTAAACTAGTACAGGTGGCAGTTAACTTATCAGAACTTAACGTAGATAGGTTAGTTAAGTAAGGATCCCAGGTGCTATTAGAGGTATCACCAACCAATACATTTCTTACATAATGTGGTGTTATATTCTTCACTACTCCATAGGTTACTGGTAGACGCTTACCATGTAGAGAAGTGTTAAAGGTGTTGTACCCCGAGCCCCCATAGGGGCTGTATACTTTGCTAGCAAGGGGCACCTCTAGCTTGCTGTTATAATTGGATACTTGTAGGGTTATACTATCTTCGGTAAATGTTAAAGATTTAAGAATTCCAGTAAACACCGTAGTGAACGTAGAGTAACTATCTCCCTTATTACCATATTTAACCAGTAAGTCTCTTCCCTCTACTAGATAATTAACTAGAATACTATCTAGCTCGCCATCTACATTGCTTAACGTTATTGTGCTAAGTATGGTAGAAGAGAGAGAATCCGCCACTCCACCAAATATATCACTAGAAATAGATAGGTTTCCTGCCAGTCTGGGATTAAAAGCTATATTGCTTAGTGGATCCCCAGGTTCCGTTATAAAACTAGTGTTAGAGAAGTATAACTTATCAATAGCGTGGGTACTACTAGATAGACTATCTATTTCCAATAGTATAATAGGTACAGTATTAGTAAGCTCTAGTAGTGGCATTAGTTAAACTCCCTCGTATTGTATGTACGTTGCTACTATATTTGTTCCATTAAGTTCCGTGCCCTCGTTAAAAGAGCTTTCGGTCCCAGACCATAGGTCCAAATAACTATCATTTGTACCTAGTACCTCTTTGAATCCTAGTACAGTAAAGTATCTACCAGACTCAAGACCAAAACGAGGATAAACTAAGTGTATTGTATCATTTACTTGTATTACTCCTGGCCTTATCTTACAACGCACATCTAGCCTTAGGGGGTGTGTTAAACTATCGGCGCTATTATACAGTCTCCACCGTCGCTTTGCCTCTAAGTAAGCATAGCCCCCGTCGTATACTACGCTAGGTATTAAATTAGCTACTTTTGCATTCGGATACCTAAATAATAAGTCCCAGTATAGGTTCTCAGAACCTGTGGGTATATGTTCTACTACAGAGTCTGACTGCCTAATACCTAACTCGCTGACATCTGCTAGTGCTGTGCGATACTTATCTGCTAGGAACGCGTGGTGATCTGGCTGTTCCTCGGTTACTGTAGCTACTACAGAGGAGTCCCTAAGGACCGTATAGTTTCTAGCGTACCCTACCGATACCTCGTACTTTGGGGTTACTGTAGGGTACCTAGAAATAGAGGTTACGTACTCCTTAGTAAGTGTTTCGATGGAGCTTAAAGCCTCTGCCCCTTTAAAAACACCTATGTCAAATGTACCATCTCTAGTAAACCCCATATATGATCCAAAGGACCTATTTAGCTCTTCCAATAATCTTTGTACAGTAGCCCCTTCAGGTATGTATAACCCTATCGCTGCACTATCAATAATACTAAGCCCAGCAAAGTAACTAGTAGCTAGAGTGGTAAACTTCGCCTCATCTAAGGTTACGGTATCCTCTACCCTATTAGCCAGTATATCCTTGACTATATACTCTAAACTATTGTAAACAGTTGGGGATGTACTTCCTTTAACATCTGCCGTAATAGCCGTACCTGAAGTAGAGCCTATTAATAATTGAAACTTCCCTTCGGATAGTAGCTTTATGTACTGATCGGGATCTAGCTTATTACCCCCGGAGTACACTGCCGTAATATCTGTAATAGGTCCATCGTGTATCTGGTAGACAAGCTCAGACACGGCTACTGGTTGTACTACTCCGGAACTAAATCCCGTAGGAGGGCTATACTCTAGGCCTACTAAGCTGAAGTTAGCTGTAGTACTCTCTGATATAGAGCTAGTAGAGAGCCCTACAAAAATATCCCCAGTAATCCCGGAAATTGCTGCACCTACTCCAGTAGACGGACTCCCATACCAGTGACCGTTTCTAGAAAACCATACACTGCCAGTACCCCCATCTATAGCTACCCCGACTGTTGCTGAGCCCACGTATTCTGCACCATAGGCTGAGCCGGAACCCCCCGTGTACATCTTACCATCAGAAGCCCGGAACCCCCAACTTGATGCAGAAGACCCTATATAATCAGAGCGGGGGCGGGAAACTGAAGAGGATACACCTATATACCCGTCGGAAATAAAAGAGCAGTAAAACTCCATATAGTACTTGCCCGAACCCACCCCAATAGTACTATATGTAGATTCAAAAGATCCATCATTATTATTAGTAGCTGTTAGCTTATCCTCTGTGAAAGCTATATTCCCAGAGTAGTATGGGTCTAAAGTTGCTGTATAGGTGTCGCCTCCGTTGAGCGCCCCTACTAATTTAGGGGTAATATTTCGAACATCTCCGTAACATACAGGAACAGGTTTATCATGTAAAGAGGTATTAAAGGTTAGCTCACCCTCTCCAGATACCGTAGTATACTTAGTAGAGTCTACCTGCCCCTCTAAAATAGAGTTATTGTCTTCTATAGTTATAGTTACCGCGCTATCGGAGTAGGATACATTTTTTATAATTCCTGATATAATAGTAGATAGAGTACTATGGGCATCCCCCACACTCCCTGACTTAAGTACTATAGTTCTGCCAGACAAGGAGTAGTCGTTTTGTAGGTAGTCTAAACCACCATCTGGGTTAGCTAGGGTGACGTTCCCGACATTGGTATTAGCTATGCCCCCCTTATCTAGATTATTAAAGATACTGCGGGATACTGTTAAGTTACTTTCTAATCTGGTAGAATATGCCGTATTAGCTGGTGTATCGGAGGGCTCTGTCACGTACCCGGTGTTAGAAAAGTATTGGGTAACTATAGTATTATCAGATAACCTAAACGCACCTATCTCCATGATAAAGATAGGGCGCTTAGTACTTACATTTAATAGTGTCATAGGCCTATAGGGTTCTGTCTGGAGTTAAACTTGTTATCATTAGCTGTGTCGTTTGCGAGCTGATTAGCGTCTTCAAGTAACGCTGTAATCTCCTCTAATACTTCCCTGTTTAAACTAGATTGCTCTTGGGTTGAGGCTACTAATTCCTGTAGCTGGGCTACCATGTCTGAGTTATCAGCCGCGGGTACTCCTTGCATCTGTACTGGGATACTTCTGCCATCAGGTAGGGGCACAACAGCTTCTGGGCCAATTTCTCCGGCAAAAGATAGCCCGGAAGTTATACCACCTTCAGCTAACTTAGGTATATAGTTTAGGCCTAAGGAGGCCCAGAATGCAGCAGCGTCAAAGGTGGAAGGGTCAAAAGTATTAGTATCTTGCGTGGCAACTACTTTTGATACGGTTGCTGGTACGGCGGCTTCAATCATTATATTTGCCTGGTCCCCAAACCCTTGATCAGTTCCTGCATCATAAGCTACGCCCTCTGTACTATCGTTTATGGCTTGTTGAATAGAGTCTAAAGAAGCGCCACTTTCAAACTGCTCTAACCAGTACGCTAATCCTTCGTCATCTGGTGCCCTACCTAGCTCCTCCTGGTAGAAACCTTCTATTGAAGAGGCAGCTTCGGGATTATTGTGGGTTAACTGTCTAAGTACCGCAGCGAAACCATTTTCAATAACCTCAGCAGTACGTGCCTGTAAGTCATACGCCTCTTCAAGTACAGCAAGAGTTTTTTCTGCTTCTGTCAACTGGTATTCAGCAGTTATATCATCAGCTAAGTTACTGAGTATCCCTTGAACTCTCTCGAACTCACTTATATATTCCGCAACACCACCGTAGTAGTCTTTGCTTAGCCCTAAGTAGTCTAGTGCACTACCTTCTAGGTCTTCTATTAGTTCGAAACGCTTCTCTTCGTCAGAAGTTGTAGCGATCTCCCTAACAAGCTCGTCAAAAGAACCTTTAGCTAGTTCGAGTTTCTGTCCAGGAGCTAGAGGAGATAAATCACCCAGCATCATGTTATGTACGGCATCTCGCAGATTAGCTACTAAGTCCAAGAAGTCCTGTAAGGTCTTACCTGTATTCTCAGCAACCTCTGCTGCTAGTCTATCTTCTTCAAGTGCTAGAAGCTCTCCTAGGGCTACGGTGGTCTGCATGATAGTAGAGTCTAACATGCCGAGCTGCTCTAGCGTTTCTGGTGTAATCAACTCGCCGGAAAGGTCAACACCCTGTGAGGCAGCAGTCATTACTTTCTGGTATTGTTCCCACGTAGTCTTAAAGCCCATAAGGGCCTGTTTAGAGGTTATAGCCCCTGATTCCATATCAGCAGCTAAAGTTTGTAGCTCTTCGCCAAGTAAGCCCGCGCCGGAGACGTTTGAAACATCTAGGACCTGCATAATAGTACGTTCTAGCCCATCAGCTACTTCGCCCTGAACTACCCCAATCTTAGCCTCAATCTGTTCAAACTCGGTTAGTATAACTTGGCTAAAAGCTTCAGCGACTTCCGCCCAGGCACTAGCATCTTGGAACCCACTAAATAAGCCCGACTGGAAAGCTATGTTAGCCTCTACGCCTGCCTGGGTCATTACATTGGGGTCGAAGATAGACCCCTGTAGACCAAGTAGACTAAAGCCCATAGTTGCTGCAGCTGTTTCCTCTACCATCCTGGCTAGAGTATCTCCTAGTTCTTCTCCTGCTAGTCTAAACTCATCCAGTACCGGAAAGATTGATTTTATCATCTCATCTGATAAGTCATTAAAGTACACAGAGATTCTATCCGCTGCTTCAGAGGAGCTTAGGTCTTTAACTGATATAAGTGAACTAAGATCGTCCGCAAAGGCACCTGAATTAACAGAATCAATTAGTGCGTTAGATACCGAAGTAGTAAACGTGTTAGACGCGTTCCCAATATGGGCACCGGGGTCTAGTGCTTGTAGTAACCCAAATGTTGTGTCTATTGTACTATTAAATGCGTTGTTTAAATCATCAGATAACTCTGCTGCGTACTCACTACCAAACTCACGTTCTAGTTTATCCACCCAGGAGGCTTTTAAAGACCCATCACTAGCTTTAGTTACTAGAGTCTTCGTGATTATGAGGGCGGTGATATCGTCAAAGCTAACAGATAAGAAGTCCGTGGCTTTTTTAATTGAGGCCGGATCTACGTCAATAGTACTAAGTTCCGGCGCTATCTGTAGGAGTACGTCTTCTAATGTTCTCTCGATAGGGCGTTTGTACGCACCCCCCTCTATTATGCCTTTACCAAAGTCTGGTATATCAGCAAATTCTTCCTGTAGTCCTCTCTCAGAGAACCCACCAAAGGCACGAGAAGTAGAACCACCAACAGACTTAAATGTTTTACCAAGTTCTACAATAGAGCCTTGTAGGTTATCCATTGAAGAGTAAAGTCTGGTGTCTATGTCTGCAAGGTCAGTTATGGC